GCTTTCAAGAAAGGATGCAACCGCTGCATCTGCTTTGCTGAAACAGATTATTGAACAGCGTGACGCTGAATCTGCCAAGCAACCCGCCAATCCGAGTGAGTCGGACGCAGCGGTGAAACTGCTGGAGGCACTCCAATACCGTGAGCTGCTAAAGGCAATCGCAACCCGATAAAGGAACTATCATGCTTGAAAAAGTCATTGAAAAACTGGACGCAATTGAAGCGTCCAACGCTGCAAAACTTGCTGAGACCGCTGAGGCTGTAAAGACTCAAGTTACCGAAGCTGTTCAGGCAGTTAAAGCAGAAACCGAGCAAAAACTTGCCGCTCTTGAGGCAAAGATTGCCGCTCCTTCCATCATTCGCCCTATCCACAAGACTGTTCGTGGTGAGGCAAACCGTCGCTTCCGTGATGTGCTCAAAGAGTACATGAAGGGTGGCAATCAGGTTGAGCGCGAAGTCAAGATCTTTGAATCGGTAGACCAGTTTGACGGTTACATTCGGGAAGCATCTGCGCTTACCGGCTCAGGCTACGATGTTGGTGGCCGTACCGCTTACGATCCCGTGTTTGCTGCTAAGCGTCTTGGCAATCCGATGATGGATCTTTCCCGCATCGTTGCGACCGACGGTTCGGCTTACCAGTTCCGCGTAAAGACCGGCAACGCTGGCGCTCAGTGGGGCTACACGGTTCAGAACAACGGAACACCAACGACTGAAGCAACGTCGATCTGGCAGGTGATCCTCAAAGACTTGAACGCACAGTTTCCAATTCGTACTGCTGCGCTTGATGATATTGATGGTCTTGAGCCCAACGTTGTTGACGATATGCTGCTTGAGTTCCAGCAGGCAATGGCAACCTCGATGGTTCAAAACAACGATCAATCGGGAACCGGAACGTCGGTATCGACTGGCGGCGCTGATGGTTTGCGCGGTTTAGATCAGTATGCTGGTGCAAATGCAACCTACACGGGCGGTACAGTTTCCACGGCTTCTTTCGGAACCTCGGGAACCGCAACGACCAATGGTTTGCATAACCTTGCAACGTATGACCAGCTCACCACGAACGCAAACACTGTTGGTGCAAACAACATCGTTTATAAGGACGTTGTTAACTTCATCTACAGCTTGCCTCAGCAATATTGGACCCCAACAGCAAGATTTATGATTAACCCAATCTTGTTGCAGGGCATCCGTGGTTTGGTTGACGATCAGAAGCGTCCGATCTACATCGACGGTCTGAGCCGTGACGATGGCATCGTTGGCAAGTTGCTTGGCTTTGATGTAGTGGTCAACAAATATGTTGACAATCCTTCTCAGCCCACAACCGGCGCGGCTGGCACAACTTCCTATTACCCAATGTATTTTGCGGATTGGCAGTTGTTCCACACCATCGTTATGCGCTTAAGCATGGTTCTGCGTCGCTACGATCAAACGCAACCAGGAAGCATTACGTTCTACGGCGAGACCCGCGCAGCTACATCTGTGCGCGATCCTAACGCTGGCGTACGTTACCGTTCCACCGGCACTGCGGCTTAATTTAAGAGGGCGAAAGCCCTCTCCCTCTATGGAGAGACTATGAAACAAGTGATTTTAGAAGGGCTTAAGCAGGCTCTCCACGAGGGCAAAGCCACGGTGAACCTCGCTGAAGCCTCAGCCCTCACGGGCTCGGGCTCCGGCGTTGGTGGCCGGGTATTCAACGAAGATGTATTTGCAAGTCTGCGTTACTGGAACCCTTTCCGGGTTTACGCTAATCAGACAATGACCGCAGATTCGGACATTCAATTCACGGTTAAGACCGGTAACGCTGCAAACAGCACAAACCCATGGGGCTACACGGTAAACGCTAACAGCGGATCGCCCAACATTGCCACGAGCATTTGGCAGCTTCCGATGCGCGTTATTTCGGCTCAGATGCCTATCCGCGCAGCGGCGATGGACGACATTAATGGTTTAGATGCAGCTTTAGCCGAAGATCTTGCGATGGAATTTAGCCAGATCGAAGCCGCGTCAATGGCGATCAATAACGATCAGGCAGGATCGACAACAACAAGCACAGGCGCGACTAGCGGTTTACGCGGTCTCAAGATGTACTTAGGAACCGCGGGTTCTACGGCCGCTTATGGTAGTTCAGGAACCGCAATTACAAACGGCATTCACACGCTCAACACGGTTGGCTATGCTCATGCTGGCGGCATCGAATGGGAAAGCCTTGTTGATGTTGCCAACGCTCTTCCAGGCCAGTTTTGGAGGATGCCCGGAACGGCGTGGATGATGCACCCAATAGCGCTGCAAACGCTTCGCAAGTACACGCATGGCGGCAATTCTTATACGCTTGTTGAAACCGGCGAGGAAGGCGAAGGCCCAGGTGTCAACATCATGGGTTGGCCGGTCATTGTTAATCCGTATTTGGACGCTCCTGCAACTGGCGCTTCTCCGATCTATCTTGCAAACTGGCCGCGATTCTTCTGGATTGTTGACCATTCAGAGATGACGTTGCAACGCATGGAACAGACGCAGCCTGGGACAATCACGATCTACGCTGAGAAGCGTTTGGTCTCCACTGTGCGTGATGTAACCGCTGGTGTTCGTTTGATCGGAACCTAACATGCCAAGTCAGCTACAAGGTAATTTCGGAGCGGGTTCGCGTAACCCGTTCAACTACTCGAAAGTCATTCAGAGTACCCGAGACCCGGTTACGCAATGGCTTACGCTCGACGAAATCACCAACCAGCTCAATTTGTTTGCCGATGAATCTCAAGACGAGTTTTTGTCGCAGCTTGAGCTGGCAGCGCGGATGGCAATTGAGGATTATTTGGGCGTTCCGATCTTCAATGTGACATATCAGGCTTCTTATTTAATCTCGGGTTTGATGGCGGCTCCGGTTTCGCTGGATCTTCCCGAGGTTTCGCAAAACGGCGTGACGATTAACTGGGTCAAGTATTACAACGATCTAAACCCTCCGGTTCTCACGACGATTGCAAGCTCGCAGTATTACTACGACCCAACTGGGAACAAGTTAGTTCTTTTCGAGGTTCCCAATAACGTTAACACCTACATGACCGCTCCGATGCTCTGCCAGTACACGCTACAAGGCAGTGTTATTGGTCAGTATCCCGTGGTTAAGCAAGCTGGTCTCATGCTTCTCACGCATTTCTACAATAACCGGTCTGCCATATCTGAGGCTAAGCAGTATCAGCTTCCGTGGGCGATTGACCAGTTGTTAAGACCATACAAAACTTTGGTGATGTGATGGTTTTACGCGTCGATCAAATCACCATCAATAATCTGACGTTTGGGCTTACCAATCTTGGCGAGCAGACAACGACAGAGACTGCATGGTTTCAGACGCGAGCAAAAACCAAGTCTGTGCATAACCGAATTCGAACGCTTGAGAAGTTTCGTCAGTACGACAACATGATTGAGTTTACGGTGAACTACACACCCAATATGCGAACGATTTCCGATGCTCAAGAGGCTTACAGCATTTCCTTCCGAGACAAATCTTGGCGGATCGCTGAGGTTTACGAGCATGACGATCGCCAGTGGGTAACGTTTACTTGTTACCGTAACGAACCAACGGTTGCAGTCTGATGGGCCAGAATTCAGCCGTTACCTATGCTCAAGCGATACAGGCGCAGCTAACCTCGGTTTGTACGCCCACGCCAGTTTATGCTGTGTTTAACCGCAACTTTGCAACCGAGCCGACGTTTGTTACTTGGCAGCTAAGAGATGTTCATCAGCCGGTGTATACGGGGCCGCAGTCGGTCAAGGGTATAGATAGACCTGTCTTTCAAGCGACAGTCTTTGCTCAGCAGATGGCGAACTGTTACTCGAAGGCTCAGCAGATTGTCGACGCGCTCCACGGCTATCAGGGAACATTTGGCGGCTTATTTTTTGTGGCAAAAGTAGACGTTGATTGGCTTTTCCACACATACGATAATGACAGCAAGCTACACCAGATTGTTTTGGATTCAACTTTGGACATTCCTTCGTGAGGTGAAAAATGGCTCTTCCCAACAAAGTTTTACCCGGCTTTTCAGCCTCTCTATACTGCCAGCCGGGGGCTACTCCAACTCCTTTAACCACCGCAGAACTTTCTACATATGCAAGTGTTTCTGCAATTGCAATAGCTGGAAATCTTGTTCCGGTTGAGGCGATTCCCGCATTTGGACAAGACGATGCAGTTGCTAATTTCTCGGTCGCTGGCTCGCGTCAGTCTGACAAGATCCCAGTGCAATCTGCCCCAACTTCCATGACGGTTGTGGCCGCATGGAATCCAGCAAGCACAAATCTTCTTTTGCTTCGCGCTGACGCGTATAACGGAACCATAGATAGAACTTTTGTTATTGCCGCAACAGACGGTACCAACACTGTTTATTTTTCTTTCAATGGACGCGTAAGTCAATGGACAATTGATCCTGCTCCGGGCGCAGAAGCTCAGGTTACTTTTACGATTCACCCGCGAGGAAACCAATATGGATGGCAAAACAACACTTGATGATCTTGTAGCTTTGATGGCTAGCTTTCATGGCGATTTACACGCTATGGCAAAAGGGCATCCCTTTACCCTTCAAGAGGTGGATGCCGCCTTACAGGAAGCCAGCCCCGGCGGGGCCGAAGCCGTCTGTCTTTCAGTGTTGAGAGCTCATGCAAAGAGCGAGTGACGATCTGCTGGCTTACTTAGTCACGCAAGCCCAGACCGGTTCTAAAAACTGGTTTGGGTATCCTCAACAAAGGCTCATCAACATTAGCCTTTGCCACAAGATCGCAGAGAATCATGCGCCAGATATGACACCAGACGAAGTAGTTAATTATGTGATTCGTCTTAACGATCTGATCTTCAAAAAGATCGTGACAAATGGGAAAGATTGAGGTTAAGGGCTTCCGAGAGTTTGAGGATTCGCTTTTAGAATTAGCTCAAGAATTCGGCACGACCAAAGCAAGGCGATCATTACTTCCCGGTCTTAAATCTGCGATGGAGCCCGTAAAAGCGGCAATCCGCGCAAGAGTTCCTGTCGATACTGGAAAGCTACAACTCAAGGTTCGCAACGGCGCGAAGGTTGCAACGCGTAAAGACAAGTCTAAAAAGTATCTTAGTCGCGACACGGTTGCTTTTGGGTTTGTCGATGTTGGCGTTGGCTACAGGGATGCTAAGGGTGAGTACAGGCCAGCAGCAGAGGCTATAGAATTCGGTACGGCAGAGGTTCCTGCTAAGCCGTTCATACGAAACAGTTTTCAATCAATGGCAAGCTCCGCTCTTGATCGGTTAGCGTCTCTCATGAGCGCTCACATGGATCTATGGGCGGCAAAACAACGAGCAAAGGTTAGAAAATGAGATTACAAGACAAGTTTGGTTCTTCGTTCCAAAGACAGAAATACGCAGACATTGATTTTGCTGGTCATGCGTTAAAGGTCTATCTTCCCACCAGGAAGGAAATGCTTGAGCTTGAGGGCAAGATCAAAAACCCTCCTGATGCTCTGTTAGAACAGGAATACGCAAAGCTAGTCGATACGTTTGAGAAGCTCTACAAGATCAATAAAACCGTAGAGGTTGAGCGTAAAGACGATGACATTGTGGTCGAGGGGCGAAGCCTAAAAGAAGCATCACGGTTTAAGGCCCAAGAGATCATGCGCGAGATTGCGCTAATTAACTTGGTTGGCTTTGAGGAAGGGCAAGAGCTTTTTGCGCTGTCGTACGAGGATATTTCCGAAGCCTTTTCTCCGGCGCAGATTAAGCATCTAACCGAGCTAATCGAAAAGGCAGTAAACCCAGACTATAAGGAAGTCGAAAAAAACTGAAGCGGTCACTATATCGGCAGATTCGGGCGGCGATGATCTTTAACGGTCAGTCTCCCGAGGTTATAGAAAGCCTTGATGTAGTGACCACGCGAGAGTTAGAATTGATGTACCGTGATGGCATGATTGGCGCGAGACAAAACTTAATGTTGATCTCGCATCTGATGGCAATTGTTTATAACGCGCTATCAAAAAACCCAATCAAGAGTCGAGAGTTTTTCCCGCATCTGGAGGAGTACTTTATCCCTCCAAACTACATGACAAGACAAGAGCGAGACTTCCTGGCGTTTACAAGTCTGCCAGGGTTCAAGTCAGAGTTTTTAGACATCTTAGGGGGAAACAATGGCCGGTAAGCTAATCGCAGCCCTGCAAGTCGCGCTAGGTCTTGAGAGCGCAAAGTTCGTTCAAGAGATCGACAGGGCCAAAGCCAAAACCCGCGAAATGCAAGTCAGTGTCAATTTGCTTGGCACTGCGATGGGGGCATTGCGTCAGCCTATGTTGCTCGCCGCCGCTGCCGCCGGAGCGTTTGCTACTTCTTTTTTCAAAGCTGCGGATGCAGTTAATGATTTTGCTGAAGGCTCGGGTCTGGCGATTGAGGAAGTGTTGGCCCTGCAAAGCGCGATGGTGCAATCGGGGAAAGAAGCCGATAACGCCGCTCAGATGTGGGATCGCTTTTCGGTAACGCTTGGCGCTGCCGCTGATGGTCAAAAGGAACAAGCCGATCTGTTCAAAGAATTGGGCGTAAGTATTGCCGACGCTGGTGGTTTGCTAAGACCCGAGATCGACATCTTCCGAGACCTAACGTCGGTTCTTTCTGGCATGAGCGCCGGCGCGGAACGGGCTCGATTACAGGTTCAGCTTTTTGGAAAACAGTTTGGCAATCTTGATATTTCCAAGATTGACCAACTCTCAAGAAACACGGATAAGTTTTCTGGCGAAGCAAAGAAAGGCGTATTGGCTATCGGTGAGATAGGCGACGCTATCGACCAGATGACCGAGAAAGCAAAGATCGGCTTTCTAACGTTGATGGGTAAAGCGCGTGACGCGTACATGGGCGTTAAAAAGTTTCTCGGCTTTGGCGAAGAGGAACCAGCGGTTCCCGCTCCAGTGGTTGGCGTTACGCAGGGCGGGAGGCAGTCTGGGACAAGAGTAAAGGCTGTAAAAGACTCGGGCGCGGAGTCTGCTGCGAAAGCGCTTAAGACGTACCTTGAGGGTTTAGACGCGCAGATTCTTAAACTAAAAGAAGGCGAAGAAGCGGCGTTACGGTTTGAAGCTGCAAAGCAAGGTGGCCCTGCTGGTCTTGCAAAGATGGAAGAAATTATCCGTCTGCGGCGCGAGGAAGCCGAGCAACAAGAAGAGATGCAGAGACTGACAAAAGAAGCCAATCAAGAGTTGGCTGCGATGGACGATTTAAGAAGATTTAATCTTGAGTTAAGGCTAAAGCAAATTGAGCGTGAAATTGAACTAGAAAAAGAATCGGCGCAAGTTCTTAATGAGATTCAGGCGCAAGCCGAAATCACAGCCAACAAAGAACTAGAAGATATGATGGAAAAGAAGAAGGCGGCAAGCGAAGAATTAGATCTTCTTGAAGATATACGCGATGGATATAAGTCAATCGGCACAACCATTGTCGAAGCATTTATGTCGGGCAAATCGGCGGCAGATGCTTTTAAGTCTGCTCTTTCCTCCTTGCTTCAAAAGCTGGCTTCCCGCTCGCTGGATAAGTTTTTGGACACAATTTTTAAATCGGACATGAAAGGCGCCCCCTCATTGTTTGAAAACTTTATGTCTAACGTTCCCGTTCTTGGTGGTCTCTTTGGCAAGCGAGCCGGCGGCGGTCCGGTTAACTCCGGCGCTCCGTATCTTGTGGGGGAAAAAGGGCCAGAACTATTTGTTCCAAGCATGGCCGGTCAGGTTGTTCCGTCTTACGCTATGAGCGGAACATCGACAGTCAATAACTACAACATACAAGCAATCGACGTTAAGTCTTTTGAGGAAAGAATCATGGGCAGCAATCGAGCGGTCTGGGCGGCTAACTCTTACGCCCAGAAATCGCTCTCACCGCGAGGCAGAGCATGAGCTTCCAAACCATTTTAGACATCAGCCAAACAATCACGGTTAACAACCGGCGGATGGTTGGGCAGCAATACTCCAGATCAGGGCAAGTAAGAACGGCGCTTTACGTTACATCCGTTCCTTGGGTGTTTACAGTTAAGCCTCATTCGTTTCTTTACTATCCCCAGGTTCGAGATGTAATTCAGACCATTGACAACCTCGATCGGCAGACAGCGGCAACGATTACGTTTAGCTCTACAAACCTTCAGTGGTTTACCGCTTACCAAGGGCAGCTTAGCGGCGCTCAGGCCGCAGCGCTTACGCTTGCCTCATTACCGGCTGGAAACGCTACACAAATTGCCATAGGTAATCTTCCGGCGGTAAGTAGCACCACAATCGTGTTCAAGGCGGGCGACTTCATACAGCTTGGCAGTTACCCCTACAAAATTACGACTCAAGTTTTAAGGGGTTCGGGCTCGACGGTTAACGCAACATTGCATCGACCAATTATTGGAACACCGACAGTTGGTACGCTTACTGCGGTCGGATCTGCTTGCACGTTCTCAGTAGTCGCTGAAGTTTGTCCGACGTACACGCTAAGACCCATGACCAACGGAGCGTTTGTCGATTGGGATGCGGATTTTGTCTTTAGGGAGAATGTGCAATGAGTACCCCTATGGCAGCGCTTAGTAGCGCAAGTATTACCCACGGCGAATTTGTCAGACTTACAACCTCTACGGCAACTTATACATTTTGCAATGCTGCGGCTCCAGTGGTTGCGGATGGCATTTCATTCACTGGATTAGGTAGCCTACTTTCTGTTGGCGCAGTCAATCGAGAAATTAAAGCGACTTCGATTGATATGATTATAGGATTGATTGGCATAGACCCAACAAATGTTTTTTTAGTTTTGGGATCTAACATCAAAGGCTCAACAGTAGAAGTTTGGCGCGGATTTTTTGACTCCAACTATCAGATCATTACAAGCCCTACGACTCAGTTTTTTAAGCGCTATCAAGGCATCGTATCCAACATTTCAATCACTGAAGATTGGAACGATAACATCCGAAGCCGTACCGCTACCGCGTCGATTTCTTGCACATCATTCAGATCTATTTTGGAGAACAGAATAGCCGGCATCAAAACCAATCTTTCGACATGGCAACAGCGCTACGCATCAGACACAAGCATGAGCCGCGTTTCTGCAATCTCCGGTCAATACTTTGACTTTGGCGCTCCGCCGAAATCGGGATCGCAGTCAGATCCGGGAACCGTTCAACCAGCGCAAGCAGACATCAACGATATAAGCCAAGCAGGATGAGATACGCCACAAAATACGACATGCCTCATTTGATTGAGATGATGAAGGCATACGCAGACGAAGCAGGCATAGAGACACTAAAGCAAAACCAGAATGAAGGGCATGTAAAAGCGCTTTTCTTTGAGATGATAAAAGGCCGAGGTTTTGTTCTTATTGACGATCAGTTTCGAGGGTTCTTGGCAGCTTATGTAACAAGCAACTTTTGGAATAGTTCAGTTAAAGAGCTTCACGAGGTAGCGTGGTGGGTTGTACCAGAATTTAGAGATACATCTGTTGGCGGTAAGTTGTGGTTGAGATTTAACAAGCTTGCGCAAGACATGCTAGATCAGAAACGGGTGCAGATTGTTTGCACAAGCCTTATGCCTAATTCGCCAAACATTGATTACACAAGATACAAGTTTAAGCCCATGCAAGCGACGTTCTTTCGAGAGTAGATCATGCCAGCATCAATCATTCTTCAGGCTATAGGCGTAACGCTAACTGGATTACCGTTAGCTGCCGCGACGTTTGCAATTAACTTTGCAGTTTCGTTTGTTGTTACTCGGGCATTCGGGTCTAAGCCGCCGCAGTCTCAAGACACGGGCGCAAGGCAACAGGTTCCACCGGCTAACAACAATTCGATTCCCGTGGTGTACGGCGATGCTTGGTTGGGCGGTACGTTTGTTGATGCGGTTCTGTCTACCGATCAAAAAACGATGTATTACGTCATGGCGATCTCTTCTATTTCGTCTGACGCTTCCGCGACATTCTCATATGATCGTACAAAGTTTTACTATGGTGATCGTTTAGTTAATTTTGACGCAACAGATCAAACAAAAGTTATATCGCTTACAGATGGCGATGGGAATGTAGATACAAAGATAAACGGCAATCTTTACATCAGCCTTTATACGTCTACCAATGCTGGCGTTATAACTTCAATCAACGGAACTGCTCCCAACGTGACAATGGGCGGCGCGGATATTCCTGTTGCTTTACGCTGGCCGGCATCTGGCAGACAGATGAATGGGTTGGCGTTTGCGATTGTCAAGTTGGTTTACAACGCTGACGCGGGAACGACAGGTCTCCAGCCGATTACGTTTTACTGTAAGCATTACCCCAAGGGTGGAACGGTAGCAAAGCCTGGGGATGTTTGGTATGACTACATGACCGATACGCGGTACGGCGCTGGCATGACGGGATTGGTTGATGCCACAAGTGCAACCGCTCTCAATACTTACTCCGATCAGACGATTACCTACACGCCAGCGGGAGGCGGTTCTTCCACACAGGCTCGGTACAGAATCAATGGGGTAGTTGATACAGGCAAACCCGTTTTAGATAACGTCGAGAAAGTTCTTGAGTGTTGCGACTCTTGGATGGCATACAACGCAGCATCCGGTCTCTGGTCGGTGGTTATCAATAAAGCAGAGACTTCTTCATTCTCTTTTAACGATACAAATCTTATCGGTGAAATCAGAGTCTCTGCTGTAGACATTAATCAGCAGATTAACCAGATTCAGATTGAGTTTCCTTCTAAGCTAAACCGAGACCAACCTGATCTGGTTTACATGGAAACACCGGCGGGGCTTTTGTATCCAAACGAGCCTCCAAATAGACAGACCACGACGCTAGAGTTTACGAATGACTCTGTACAGGCTCAATACTTAGGAAACCGAAGGCTAGAGCAAGCGCGAGAAGATCTGATTGTTACGATTACTTCTTCGTATCCTGGCATTCAAGTAGATGCTGGCGATGTGGTGGACATCACTAACACAGACTACGGATGGACAAACAAACTCTTTCGCGTCATTAAAGTATCGGAGGCAACCGTTGACGATGGAAACCTTGGCGCAACGCTAGAGCTTTCAGAGTACAACGCACAGGTTTACGACGATGCAAATATCACCGCGTTCACCGCTGCGCCTAATTCGTCGCTTCCTTCTCCTAATTACTTCTCAAGCCTTAACGCTCCAGTTATTGGAGACATAAATCCAAGCGTCGCGCCTCCAACATTCTCGGCTACTTGCACGATGCCAGCAGTTGGCAGGGTTACAAAAATAACACTGTTCTATACATCATCTGCCACGCCTTCCGCGACGGATTGGAAAACATGGGGCACATCTATTCTTTCTAATGGTGCGACATTTGGCAATAGCACGAGCTTTAAATTTGACAGTATCAGCTTGGCTTCTGATAACTGGTACTTTGCTTTCTCTGTAGAGAATGATTCTGCCAAGAGCTCGCTATCTGCGACGAGCGCGGTCTTGAATTGGCTACCCACAACACCGGTCGGACCTACGGGGCCAACCGGGACGGGCGGGCCTACAGGGGCGCAGGGCCCTACAGGGGATCAGGGACCTACGGGAAATCAGGGCGCGACGGGGCCTACGGGGGCTTCTGTAACAGGTCCGACGGGAAGCACGGGCCTGATAGGGATTGCATTTTTGAATGCCTATTTAGTCCAGGCACAAACGGCAGCCGCACCAACATTTACAACACCGACAACTGGTTCGGCTGTTCCTGCTGGATGGTCAGCAACTACTCCAGCGGTGGCTATCGGGCAAGTTCTCTGGTATATACAAGGTCGATACAACGCTAACGCGGTAACGGTCGATGGAGTTCCTGCTAACTCGACGGCATGGACGGGGCCAATCGCTGCGTCAATCTTCCAGAGTATTAGGTCTGATAACTACAACGGGCCGACTCCTCCGACAACATCAAACTTTGGAACGGCTGGTTGGTATCTCGATCAACCCTCTGGCAACCTTTACGCAAATGCCGCGTATTTGCGCGGTGAACTAGTCACGGGTGTTAGCGGGGCTCAGCGAATTGAAATTAATAAAACAGAAGCGAATAAGGTTGCTATTTATGATGCGTCTAATAATTTGCTTGGTTATTTTGGAGGCATAGGTACAGGTGTTTCTCCTCTAATAAGTCTTTCTCCTGGCCTCGGAACATTCAATATTGTTTATGGAGTTAGGACAGCATTGCCTAATCCGGCAGGAAGTCCTGGGGAGGCGGCGGCATATTACGCATATACATTAGATTCAACAATTACAAGCGAGCTAGGGAGTTGGACAAACAACGGATCGCAAAGTCTAAGAAAGGGCGCTTACGGGGCTGTCAATTATGGTTATTTGGCAGAAGGGGTTTTAGGTTACTGGAATTCATCAACTTACAAAGCTGCGGGAAGGTTTTACAACGCTCAATTTCCGACAGAAGTTGCGATTGGTGACTCTGCTGGTTATGCAATCAATGTTATTAGCGGTTCCATTCGATACGGGTCTTACACGTTCTCGGCTTTTAACGGCTCAACAACTCAATTCTTGCGCGGCGACGGTACGTTTGGTGCTCCAGTAGCGGCTGGTTCTAACACACAGGTTCAATACAACTCCTCAGGGTCTTTTGCTGGCTCGGCTAATTTCACGTTTGACGGATCGAATGTAACCGTTAAAGGCAATCAAAAGCTACAACAAAACATCCCTGAGCTGCTCTACAGATCATCTGGAGATGTAAACAAATGGTTTATTAGCGCAAATATAAGCGACTCGGTAAACGGTGGAATTTCGATTGGCTCAGGAGATTCAATCAACACTGGCACGACTTATTGGAACCTAAACAGTTCGGGTAACATGATTTGCGGCGGTGTTTACTCGGCAACGGTTGGCGGAACAAACCGAGATGTTTATGTTGATAGCACTGGGCTTATAGGATATGTAAGCTCGACCCGAGCGTCAAAACTAAACATACAGGCAATAAGCGATGTTTCGTGGATACATCAACTCAGCCCAGTTACTTTTTACTATCGGGCAAAAGATAAGGACGGCAATCTTTTAGATGAGGCTGATGGACCGATAGCTTATGGATTGATTGCCGAGGATGTGGAGGGCATCAATTCTGATCTGTGTTATTACGATGAGATTAATAACAATCAAGTTTTGAAAGGAATTAACTATTCAAAATTGGTAATTCCGCTTCTTAAGGAAGTGCAAGACTTGCGATTAAAAATGCAGACGCTAGAGGCAAGAATTGCCGCGTTAGAAACAAAATAAATTAAGGTGCTTGATAAAAAATGACATTAAAGATTTGTGTATACGCAATTGCAAAAAACGAAGAGCAATTTGTAAAAAGATTCTGTGATTCAGCAAAAGATGCTGATCTCATTTTGATTGCTGATACAGGGTCAACGGATAGCACTGCAAGCGTTGCTAGAGAGTGCGGAGCAACCGTTTACGATATATCAGTTAAGCCGTGGCGTTTCGATATGGCGAGAGATACAGCACTATGCCTCATTCCTGGCGATTACGATGTTTGTGTATCTCTAGATTTGGATGAACTTTTAGAGTTGGGATGGCGCGAAGAAATTGAGCGTGTCTGGAAACCCGAGACAACTAGACTGCGCTACAAGTTTGATTGGGGGCATAACATTCTTTTCTACTACGAAAAGATCCATCATCGAGTTGGCTACCGGTGGCATCATGCGGTCCATGAATACCCAAGGGCTGATTTGCGAATCAAAGAAGTCTACGCACACACCGATAAACTTTTAGTTTCGCACCATCCAGACTCGACAAAAAGCCGTGGGCAGTATTTAGATCTTCTCAGAATGGCAGTGAAAGAAGATCCGCGATGCCCGAGAAATGCTTTTTACTTTGCGCGTGAGCTGACGTTCTACAAGCTATGGGATGAAGCAATAACAGCTCTAAATGCTTATCTCAACATGCCCGAGGCTACATGGCAAAACGAGCGATGCTATGCCATGCGTTTGTTGGGTAAGGCTTACGACGAGAAACTGGAATATTGGCAAGCGTTGAAGTGGTTTAGAACGTCTATAGCCGAAGCTCCAGGAACGAGGGAACCCTGGGTTGATTTCGCCATGTCTGCATACCGTAAGCATATGTGGAAAGAATGCTTCCACGCCTCCACGATGGCGCTAGAGATTAAAGACAAAGAGTTGGTTTACACCTGTGATCCCGAGGTATGGGGGTCTAAGCCTTATGACTTAGCAGCAATCTCTGCTCACAATCTCGGGCTTAAAGACGAAGCAATACGTTACGGGCAAACAGCTTGTGACTTATCGCCAGAAGATGAAAGGCTAAAAAACAATCTAGCTTTTTACAAACAAGCGGTGGTAGAATCACAAAAAGACACGATAGCCATACGTTCTGCCGAGAGTGCTTAGCGAACGTCAATTTACCGAGTGAGGGAACATGGCCGTCTTTAACAAGAACACGCTTACGCAGGTTAGCGGGTTCGATAATCAAATTATTGCCGGTGAGCTGGTCTTCAACCAAAAGACTTACTGGAATCTGACACTCAATAATTCCGATGGTACGCCACGCAATCTCACGGGCGCGACCATTACAAGCCAAATCATCCGCCGCCAGCTATCGAATGTTAGAGACTCTCGATATGGGCTCACGTTTGACATAGCCGATTATTCGCCGCCGCCCTCTCCAATCAGTCTAACGATTGCCAATCAAAATCTTTCTGGCGGATCGTTTACTCTAGTTATCGACGAATCGGCGTGGTCTGTCGTTTCCACAGACACGCAGTTAGACATAAATGCTTCAAATCCAGTTGGTTTCTCTGGAAACATTACGGTTGCCATTCCCGCAAGCGGTTCAACACCAGCGCAAGACTTGATTATTTTTCTCTTGTTCTTGGTGAGATCGAATGGAGTAACGAATTGACTACGACAGTAACAGGCGCAAACCAGATTACGCTGGTTTTAGACCAAGGCGTGATTGGCCCCACGGGACCGGCGGGTCCATCAGGTGGGCCTACAGGCCCAACGGGTCCGGCAGGGGGTGTTGGCAGTGTAAGCTGGACAGGGGGCATCGTTTCGATTGCGAACCCCACGACAAGCCCAGTATTTTCAGTGGCGGGAACTACCGGTGGTATACCTTATTTTGTTTCGGGAACAGAGTGGGCATCTTCTGGAGCGCTAGGCACGAACGTTTTAACGGCACTGCAAGTCAATTTGAACGCCACGGGCGGCATAGTAACTAGCGATGGAGCCGCAACACTTACCAGTAAGCGAATTGATCCGCGAGTCAATAGTGTTGCTACGGCAAGCACTCTTACGCCTTCAATCGCTCTTTATGACCAGTACGACTTTACCGCTTTAGCTTCGTCTCTTTCCGTTTTGGCTCCCATCGGATCTCCCGTTAACGGGGATAAATTGATTTTCAGAATTTTGGATGACGGAACCCCTAGGGCGTTAACGTGGAATTCTATTTATCGAGAAATAAGCACTTTGCTGCCAGCGGCAACAGTTGCCAACAAAGTGATTTATGTGGGCTGCATTTACAATGGGAATAGTTCTTATTGGGATGTTATCGCCGTTGCTATTCAAACTTAAGGAATCATCATGGAAATTGCAAAATCTGTTGACATTGTTTCTAGCGACTTGATTTGCCGCTCGCAGTACGGAGAAGGCTTGGTTGCGATGGGCAAATACTTTGTCGAGTGTTTTGACAAAGATGGCAATCTAAAGTGGGCTGACGAAGCTCCTAATCTTGTTGTAAACGTTGGCCTGCAATACATGGCCGGAACGTCTTTAGACGGTGCAACTACAAGGATCACCGCTTGGTATGTTGGCCTGATTACGGGTCCAGGCAGCGGTACAACGTTTGCAGCGGGCGATACGCTTGCTTCTCATGCAGGATGGACTGAGAGCACTGCTTACTCAGGCACTCGACCGGCGGCAACGTTTGCAGCGGCAACAACCGCTAATCCCTCTGTTGTTACAAACTCTGCAAGCAAAGCATCGTTTAGCATCAACGCAACCGCAACCATTGCCGGCGCATTTTTATGTAGCGTGGCTTCTGGTACGTCTGGCACATTATTTTCTGCTGCTGACTTTACCGGCGGTGATCGCTCCGTAGCAAACGGCGATACTTTGCAAGTAACTTACACATTCAGCTTAGCGGCGGCATAAGATGGCTTTCGTTCTTGCTGATCGAGTCCAAGAAACGACCGCAACAACCGGCACAGGGACAATTACCCTTGCCGGTGCTGCCACAGGTTTTCAATCGTTTTCTGTGATTGGTAACGGTAATACGACTTTTTACACCATTGCAGATCAATCTGGGTCGAATTGGGAAGTCGGCATAGGAACGTACACATCAGCCGGGACAACGCTAAGCCGCAATACGGTGCTTTCGTCCAGCAACTCAGGAAGTTTAGTCAATTTTGGCGCTGGCACGAAAAATGTGTTCGTGACTTATCCGGCAGGAAAAGCGGTTTATGGTGTGAATGGCGTTACTGCCGCAATGATTTGGGGATAAACATGGCTGCGCCTAATTTGCTCTCACCAACAACTATCACGGGTAAAACCGTGACGGTTAATTTGACAACCACCAGCGCGACATCTGTGCTAAGCAATGCCGCAAGCTCTGGTAAAGCATTAAAGGTTAATTCGCTTTACGTTGCAAATACAACTGCAACGGTGGCGAACATCACAATCAATCAGTATTCGGCAGCGGCGTTGGGCGGAACGGCGTTCCCGATTGCGTCAACAATTGCTGTTCCAGGCAACGCTACGTTAGTAGTGATTGACAAAGACGCTTACGTATATCTGGAAGAAAACACGAGCTTAGGAGCGACTGCTGGAACTTCTAGCGCGTTACAGATTGTTTGTTCTTACGAAGATATTTCTTAGGAGCTGACATGCCCAGAGGTAACGGCGGGGTTATAGGCCCGGCAAATATTCCGACTACATCTGTAGCAAAAGGCGTGTGGTCATTGATGGAACAGATGATTGCTAAAAGTCAGGGCATTTGGCCTTTTGCTAGTTTAACCATCGTCCAAACCTTTACAGCTACGTCTACTTGGACATGCCCTACTGGGGTGACTGAGGTTGAGTATTTGGTAGTGGCTGGTGGTGGGGGTGGTGGGCTTAATAATGGCGGGGGTGGTGGCGCAGGTGGTTATAGAACTGGAACAGGATTCGCCGTAACCGCCGGAACTGATTACACAATTACTGTAGGTGCTGGTGGCACAAATATAAACCCACCGACAAACGGTGACCCTTCGTCTTTTAGCACCATTACATCAGCAGGAGGAGGAAAAGGATTTGGCTATGGATTTAATGGAGCTTCAGGGGGGTCCGGCGGTGGCGGTGGTCCTGGTGCTAACGGTGGTTCAGGAAATACTCCCGCTTCATCTTCGCCTCCTGATTCAAATGCCGTTCAAGGATATGCTGGAGGCAATGGAGGGCCAACTTCCGCACCTTATGCAGCAGGTGGAGGTGGCGGGGCAGGAGGCGCAGGACAAACCGCACCATCAGCAAGTATTGCCGGCAACGGAGGTAATGGTATTTTAGGCCCATCTTTTGCAAGTTCTTATGGTGGTGCTGGCCCTGGGGGTTCTCCGTCAACTGGTTATTTTTCTGGCGGCGGCGGCGGGTCGGTTAATCCTGGAACAGGAGGGGCAGGGGGTTATGGTGGTGGTGGAACAGGTAATCTCTATCCAACCGCTGGAACTCCTGGTGGCACAAATACAGGCGGCGGTGGTGGTGGTGGTGTTTTTATTTCACCTAATGCAGGTGGCAACGGCGGCTCCGGCATAGTAATCCTCAAGTACACCGTACCAAGCCAAACCGTATTTACGTTCAAAGGCACTACTACTTGGAAATGTCCGACAGGTGTTACCAGTGTTGACTATCTTGTGGTTGGTGGTGGTGGGGGTGGTGGTAAAAACTGCACTGGAGGTGACAGAAGTGGGGGCGGTGGTGGTGGTGGCTATAGAATTGCTTCAGGTGTTTCAGTAACCGCTGGGGCTGATTACACAATTATTGTAGGCGGCGGTGGTGCGGGCGCAACTTTATCAGGTGGTGGGGGATCAACGGCAAATAATGGAACTAGAGGTGGAAATTCTTCTATATCAGGCACTGGTTTTAGTAATGACCCAGCTATTTCAAACGCATCCGGTACAGCATCGTCTATATCAGGGACAACTCTAACCGTAGGCGGTACAGTAACCAATACGTTTTATGCCGGTATGGCTTTGTCAGGTACTGGTGTTACTACTGGAACAATTATTACTGCTTACGGGACAGGAACGGGCGGGGCTGGAACTTACACAGTAAATGTAAGCCAAACAGTTTCAAGTACAACAATTACAGGATCATTGTCTGGTGTTAATGCGTTTGGAGGAGGTGGTGGTGCTTCCTGCTCTGGGAACGCATCATCTACAAACGGAAGTTCAGGAGCATCCGGTGGTGGATCTGAAGGCCCATCAGGAGGCGGTGGTTCTGGTATTTATCCTGGCTCATCTTTTATTTCTGCAACAAGGCAAGGATACGATGGTGGCTCCTCCAATGCTTATAGCGGAGCTGGTGGTGGTGGTTCAGGTGGCGCTGGAGCTGCAAATTCTGGAAGTGTTGGTGGTAACGGAGGTTTGGGAACAACATCATCTATAACAGGAACGGCAGTTGATCGTGGAGGTGGTGGAGCAGGCGGCGGGACAACTAACGGAACAGCAACAGGCGGAGGTGGGTCTGGAAGTGATGGCACTGCAAACACTGGAGGCGGAGGTTCTGGAAGAGCAGGCCCAGTTATGAATAATGGATTTACCGGCGGCTCCGGTATCGTAATCATAAAAATTAATCAATAAGAGGGTCTATGACAACAAAGGTATTTAGGTTTCTGGGGATTGACACAGCAATGCACCTACTTCGTCCAGGTGCAAAGTGGGAAATATCAAACAACGTCTTTACGAGATGGGATGATCCACGGCCATGCCCCTCCATAGAAGAAGTTTATTGGGTGATGGACAAAATCAAAGAGTTTGAGGAAATGATTCCTACGATTTGGCTACCAGAGCAGTTAGAGGAAATGGGCATCAGGCAAAAGGAAATCGAAGATGCAATTGCATAATCTGTTTCCAATCCCTGTAGGTTTTGCAGAGCTTGGTAGACCTCTGAGCGATGAAGAGTTGTTCTTCATCCGTGAACTGCCAACAAGACCTAACATGGGCAACACCACAAGCACAAACAACTTTGTTCTGCGTGACCCTGCGCTAACAAGCCTTCGTTCGTTTATAGAAGATAGCGTCTCGGATTACTTTAAGGGCACAGTCAATCCCAAACACAACGTATCCCTACGCATCACACAAAGCTGGTGTAATTACAGCGAGCCTGGGCAATACCATCATAAACATGCTCATCCTAATAGTTACATCTCTGGCGTGTTCTACATTCAGACGAACCCTAACGACAAGATTTACTTCTACAAAGACGGCTGGCAGCAGATCAAGTTTCCGCCTGAGCAGTGGAACCCGTACAACTCAGAGTCTTGGTGGTTTGAGGCTTATGCAGGCAGGCTGATTCTGTTTCCTTCATCGCTAACCCATATGGTTCCGACTATTGAAGGCGATGACACAAGAATCTCACTATCGTTCAATACCTTCCCTGTCGGTGTTGTCGGGGAGGAAATGGACTTAACTGGATTAAAGCTGGAGGCGTAATGGCACATTTCGCAAAGATCGATGAAAACAACATCGTTACTCAGGTGGTAGTTGTCGATAACAAAGACACCTCTGACGCTTCCGGTGTTGAGAAAGAGCATATCGGCGCGGCGCATCTTGAGAAGATCCTCGGCGGTACTTGGAAGCAGACAAGCTACAACCGCAACATCAGGAAAAACTACGCAGGGATTGGCTACACCTACCGCGAAGACATAGACGCTTTTGTACCGCCTAAGCCCTTTGCTAGCTGGTTACTCAACGCTAATGCACAATGGGAGGCTCCAGTAGCAATGCCTTCCGATGGCAAAATGTACAGTTGGGATGAAGCAACGATTTCTTGGCAAGCGCAAGAATAAGGCGACAATGTGTACGGGATCAACTCTTTTGCTTCTGCGCCGTTCTCGGATACCGGAAGCCCGGTTATACCGAGCAATAATAACGTCATCGCGGAAAATGCAACTGGGTCTGATGCTTTATCTAGCTTAGGAAATTTTCAAGCCGCAGCTAGCGAAAGCGCTAACGCGACAGACACACTTGCAAGCTCAAGTGTTTTACAAGCATCTGTTTCTGAGTCTGCGTCGGTATCTGATGCAAACGTCGGCACTGACTTTTCTGTTTCCTATTTAGTTGTTGGTGGCGGCGGCGGGGCAGGAAGTGGCTCCGGTGGCGGTGGCGGTGCTGGTGGTGTTGTCGAGGCTATCAATAGCGTCATTTGCGACTTAAACACTTCTTACACCATTGCAGTCGGTACTGGTGGTGCTGGTCAGAATTACAATTCTGTTCCTGGTAGCTCAGCTCAGAATGGCAATCAGTCGCAATTTGCTTCTGTTATCGGCTACGGCGGTGGTTACGGTGGTGGTTTTGGTCAAAGCTCACCATCATTTGCTAATGGTGGCACTGGTGCAAGCGGCGGTGGCGGCAATGGCTTCTCTGGTGCTGGCGGTGGCGCTACGCAAGGAAATCCTGGAGGTGCAGGCGGCGGAACCGGTGTCGGCAGAGGCGGTGGTGGTGGTGGCGCGGGTGGTGCGGGCGCTTCTGCTGCGAGCCCAGCAACTACTGGCGGTAATGGTGGTATCGGCGTTCAATCTGCAATTACGGGTTCTTACTACGGCGGTGGCGGTGGAGGTGCGTCTAGCGTTGCTGGCGTAGGTGGTCTTGGCGGTGGTGGTAATGGCCGAGGAACCGCACAAAGCCCAACGGATGGATCGCCAAACACTGGTGGCGGCGGTGGTGGCGACAGCGGGACAAATAACGGTCGATCCGGCGGTTCTGGCGTTGTTGTTTTACGAGTCAAAGATGCTTATATCGCTACTTTTACAGGCGTAACCTCATCGCTTGTTTCGTCGGGTGGTTTCAATACTTACACGATCACGAGCGGTAGCGGAACCGTTACGTTTGCAGAAAGTGGATTCCAGGCTGCGGTTGGTGAGAGCGCAAATGCTTCTGATAGCACTAGTAGCGATCAAGTAAAAGCCGGTTTTGAAGATGAAAGCGCGACAGCTACAGATTCAATTGCTTCTGTTCAAAACTTATTAGCTACAGTCAGCGAGAGCGCGTCAGCAACGGATGTTGTCGCTCCCACGCTGGATACTATTAATTCAGTTGCAGAATCAGCAACTATTACCGATCAAAATGCTGGTGGCGCAGACTATCAATCGAATGTAAACGAAAGCGCTACAGGCTCGGATGCTATCAATAGCGAGCAAGTAAAGGTCGGAGCAATAGCCGAGGCTTCTACCGTAAGCGACAGCTTAGACTCACTGCAAACACTTGCAGCAAATACATCTGAATCAGCTACGCTTGAAGATCTAACGAGCGCCACAAGCAATCTAGAGGCTAGCGTAAGTGACTCAGCAGTTATCGCAGACGCAACTGGTCTGGATGATAAGGTTGATGAATCAGCAACGGCTAGCGATAGTGTTGCGGCGGTACAGAGTTATTCAAGTGAGGTTAGCGAATCGGCTAATGCGACAGATGCCGTTTCATCGGGCAGCGTCATACAAGCAAGCGTCGCGGAAAATGCAAGCGCTAGCGATGCTACAGATAGATCCATTCTGTATCTTGCACAAATTGCAGAAGCTGCAAGCGGTCAAGACGTAACAAGTTCAGAGAAGGTTATTCTTGCAAGCGTTTCTGAGTCTTGTACCATTAGCGATCAGACCATTACAGTATGCGCGTTTGATACGGTCACCATAGAATCCTGTACGATCATTTCGTCAGCAATTAGTGACGGCGTAACACCGTCTCAAAGTTTCTTACTGTTCTTCACATAGGTTTGATATGGACTCTCAAACGCTTCTAAATATTCTTTTTGGGGCTGTTTCAGCAATGTTCGGCTGGATTTTTCGCATCATCTGGGAAGCCGTGAAAGAAATGCAGCGAGATCTCAGAGACCTAGAAAAAGATTTACCGCACAGTTATGCGTTGAAAAAAGATTACGAAGCGGACATGCACGAAATCAAAGTCATGCTTGGTAAGATCTTTGACAAGCTAGACCATAAGCAAGACAAATGAATTGGTCAGACGTTCTTAAGGCTGTCATTCCTGTAATCGTTGCTTCGCTTGCTTGGTTGCTGGGTCAGGTTGCAGACTTCTCGACACGGCTGACGAAGATAGAAGGTTCCATGCCGGCGCTAATCACAAAGGAAGGTGTGCCGACTGACAGCCCGATCAGCGCAGAGAAACGGGCGATGCAAAAAGAGCAGCTAATGCAGCATATCAACGAGCTGCAAGTAAAAGTTAGGCTTTTAGAAGAGCGCGAGAGGTTAACCAAGAAATGATGACTTTGCTTTCGTCGCTTCTTTCCTTCCTGGCCGGAGGCGTTCCCAGGTTGCTTGACATTTGGCAAGACTCAAAAGACAAAGCGCACGAACTACAGCTTGCTCAAATGCAAATTGAGCGCGAGTTGGAACTTGCAAAAGAAGGCTTTGCAGCTCAACAGCGGGTCGAGGAGATACGAACAGAGCAAGTTCAGATACAGGCGCAAGCAGACGAGATGAAAGCGCTCTACGCGCACGATATAGCCCTTGGCGACGGTGTTTCGCAGTGGGTAAAGAATCTTCGAGCTCTTGTCAGGCCAGTAATCACTTATGGCATGTTTGCGTTACTTGTATTTGTTGACGTTGCTGGCTTTTGGTACGCTTGGACAATGAACGTACCCTTTGATCAAATGCTTAATCAGCTTTGGGATGATGAGACTCAGCAGATCTGGGCCGCAATCATTGCATTCCATTTTGGAAGCCGAGCATTTGCAAAGTGAGTCTCTTGAGATGCTCAAGCATCACGAGGGCGTAAGGCTTAGACCTTACCGCTGTCCCGCGAGACTGTGGACAATCGGCGTAGGCCACGTTATCGACCCATCACACATAAGGGTAAAGTTTGAAGAGAGACTCTCTTTACCGATCCCGAGCGGATGGGATCGAACGCTCACGATGGCAGAAGTCGATGAGATTCTTTCGGCTGATCTACAGACATTTGAGGCTGGCGTACGCCGATTATGTCCTGCTGGCCTTACTCCTAATCGCGCTGATGCACTCACCAGCTTTGGGTTCAATGTTGGATTAGGAAATCTTCAAAGATCGACGATCCGAATGCGGCATAACCGAGGTGACTATGCTGGAGCCGCGCAAGCCTTCATGCTGTGGATAAAAGCTGCTGGCAAAGAGTTACCAGGATTGGTAAAGCGTAGGCGCGATGAGTCTATGCTTTATTTAGCCGGATAAGATCGTCTTTCACCATCTGGCCGACGCTCTCGCCGTGATGCTTGGCTATTAACTCTATCAGCGGTAGCCGCCGAGTCTTAGGCTTCGATAAAAGCCAGTGAGCCCAATCCTTGACGACCAACGGCATAACCTTTTCGTAAGCTGCCGCAATTTCCTGTCGATCACTGCTCTTTACTTCCTTGATGATCAAAAGCCAGTTCTCCGAGTGACCACGCTCGAAATGCTTTATGTTTTTCGATGGTGTCTTCGCATTCGGTTGAGGGCGGCTTCCAGCCGTACTGCCGCCAGATCTCCTCGACAGGCTTGAAGGTTCGCGGCGTTCTTTGCTCTGCAATCAACTCTCTCCAGCTCATCCTAATTTCCTTTGCATTGTGTCAACTTCTGTTAAAAAAGTCATTACGTCTTTCTCTAGATCTTCAATGTCTTTGCGCTCTGGTTGAAAACGAACAACAAACAACTGGAGATGCTCGGGCAGCCTTGGATCGAACGATACAAAATCAACCCACTCTCTACCGGTACAAGCGAGCTGTGCAAGCATCTGGTGTTTGTGCTCGGAAGGTGGTTCGCCTTTCATCATCCAGCCTAAATGTGTGGACGTTTTCGGGCATTTGATTTCCAGTAACCCGTCTGTCCATACAAGACCATCTGGCGATGCTGCAAAGTTTGGAATCGTCGGGTGATTGACGATAGCAACCTGCTCGACCCAGATGCCCGTTTTGATCTCATACGCAGCCCTTGCAAGCGGTTCGTTGGCCGTTCCCCACTCCATGTACGCATTTGTATAAGACTCGATTGGTGAGCCTGTAAGACGTTCTGTAATGATGTCGGCTATGTAATTAGCACGAGCTGCGGTTCCGGTCTTAGCACGGGCATCCGACACTCTGGATGCCGTGACCTTACCGAGCCGAGCGAGTTTCCATTCCTTGGTTCCCTGCTCCATTAAAAGGGAACCTCATCATCGTTGTCGACCTCGGATTTTGGTCTGCCGCTTAGCATTTGCATCTGGTCAGCAACGATCTCGGTGGTGTACTTATCGTGACCGTTTTTGTCTGTCCATTTTCGAGTTTCTATCCTGCCCTCGACGTAAACCTGAGACCCTTTCTTTA